AAAGTGTTGAAGGCTCCACAATAACTTGGGCAAACTCTGATGTAGCTAACGTAGCTTTTTATCAAGCTACAAACTACCCAAGTGCATTTATATATGGCCGCGTGCTTGACATTAATGCTGGATCGTCAAATTCTGGCGGCGGAAGCACTATTCGATTGTTGACTGCCGACGGAAACCTTGCTGGCTCTGAGTCGGTAGTAATAGATAAAAACGGTAAAGTTACTGTTTCACGAGATAACCTTGCAATCGGCACTGCTGGCAAAGGCATCGACTTCAGCGCGAACACGCACGCGGCAGGCATGACCAGCGAATTGCTGAATGACTATGAGGAAGGTGAAATTACCGATTACGGAATTTCATTTGATAATTTGTCTACGGGCATAACTTATGCGTCAGGCCGCAGGAACGGAAAATATACAAAAATTGGCCGCACTGTTTATTTTAATGGCCGCATTGAGTTGACCAGCAAAGGCAGCGCGACTGGTGTTGCTCGAATTACTGGATTGCCGTTTGCAAAAGACAGCACATACAACGGTGGAATCCAACTTTATTTCTACTACGGACTTTCTTTAGTAACAACGCAACCGTGGGCTATCATTGAAAATAGCGCAACGACTGCCGTTTTAAAAGTCCCCGGCGCTGGAGCGACTGTCAATTTGACGGATGCAAACTTCAACAATGATACTGAAATATTGTTCAACGGGTTCTATTTTGTTTAAGGTATTATCATGTCGCTAACAAAAGCAAGTTTCTCAATGATTTCTGGAGCGCCTGTTAGCGTTTTAGATTATGGGGCTGATCCGACAGGTGCAACAAACTCAACGGCTGCAATCCAAGCCGCTTGGAATAGCGTAAAAACGTCAAACGGCACGCTGTTTTTTCCTGCCGGGACTTACCGCTGTGACGGCGCTTTAGATTTTACAGTCGCCTATTCCTCGCAAAATCATTTCCACGCTGTAGTCGGCGATTGCGCCACGATAGACTTTTCCAATACGGCGTTGACAACTGGCAACATGATAACCTTTGGCTCTGGCCTCGGCTTGTTTGAGGAAAAGTCGCGGTTCTTCATGGAGGGGCTAAGTCTTATCGGCCCTTCACTTGGTACAATCAACCCAAGTGGTGTTCCACCACATACGCTGGTCGGCATCTTCTTTAACTACGCAATCAACATCACGTTGCGTAATATCACGGCGTTCAACTTTTATGTTGGTTACAAAGTAGACTTCTGCTTTCCGATTGTTGCAGAGGCTGTGCTGTCAGACAACTGCTACGTTGGCTTACAACTAGTTGGCGATGTGACTTGCTCATCTTGGGTAGGTTGCAGCTTTAAAGAGGGCCGATTTGGCGTTGTAATTCAACCGAAGGATGTATCCAAAGCCATTTACGGCCAAACATTCATTCGGCCTTTGCTAGAAGGTAATGACGTAGCCATGGTTATTGACCCGTTGAACGGGGCCAGCGCCGGCGTTTGGGACATTAACGTGATTGACCCGTATCTTGAAGCTGTAACGTATGACGGTTTTCGGATTGGCCGCGTTATCGACTACGACGACGCTACAAACGCAGGCGCAGACAGAACTCGCAACGTATACAACGTGCGTATTACAGGTGGAACATGGGATGGTGAATGGGGAACGCTTGGTCACGACCCCGTTCGTTTTCATGCTGCCGACACTTCAGATGCCCCTTCGGGATGCGTAATTGACATTCCTGTGCAGCTTTCAAATGCGTCAATCGGATACGCAAGAAAAACACAGCTTAATAACCGAATAGACCTTTTCCAAGGGACGGGCACGGTCATTCAAGATCAAACGCAATATAAAAGGCGCATGACAGAATTGAGTTTGGTAGACGGTGTTACTCAGCCCAACACCGAATTAGGTTGGGCGCAAATTTTTGTTGATGTGGCCGATGGTGATTTAAAAATCGTATTTGGCGATGGTACTGTCAAGACTATCGTTGTTGACACGTAACGATATTGCCGGACTGCAATAACCTAATGTCCAGCGGGATAGCTGGTCTGGAAACAGGAGAAAAAAATGGCTTTAGAGAAAAACGTAGTGGTCGATAAGATTGAAGTCCTTGAGAATGGCAATGTGCAAGTACGCACAAAGACCGCCATCCTCGAAGACGGCGAACAGATCAGCGGCACATTCCACCGTCACGTTGTCGCGCCCGGCGATGACTACAGCGCCGAAGATGCACGCGTGCAGGCTGTCTGCGCCGCAACGCACACTGCCGAAGTGGTAGCTGCGTATGCCGCAGAGCAAGCTAAACTAGCGCCGGTAGCACTGCCAGAAGCAGAAGTTTAACGATATTGCCAGACTGCATCAAATGATGTAGTCTGGCCTACAACCGTACTGATGCGGCTCATCAGGAACTCTTTAAGGGTTAAACATGGACGATAATGTTCCTATTGAAGCGGATGCCTCCGCGCCAGAACTCGAAGCCACGGCAGCAATCGAGCCTGTAGAAAACACGACGCCGGAAACGCCTGCTGAACAGGAAGCATCTAAGACCTTCTCACAAGAAGAATTGGACGCGATTGTTGGCAAGCGACTTGCGAGAGAACAACGCAAGTGGGAACGAGAGCAAGCACAGAAACTAGCTGAAGCCCAGTCTCGGCAACCGGCGCAAGCCCCAGCCGATTTGGTCCCTGAGCAGTTTGACACTTACGAAGATTATGCCGATGCCTTGGCAGAGCATAAAGCGGAAGTGTTGCTGGAACGGCGGGCAACCGCCAGAGAACAGCAGGCTATGCTTGAGCAGTACCATGACCGTGAAGAAACGGCGCGGGATAGATATGACGACTTCGACCAAGTCGCCTACAATCCTAACCTGCCTGTCACGGATTACATGGCACAAAGCATACAGTCTTCGGACGTTGGCCCTGACCTGCTTTATTGGTTAGGCACCAACCCCAAAGAAGCTGATCGCATTTCTCGCTTGAACCCGATCTTGCAAGCAAAGGAAATCGGAAAAATTGAGGCCGGATTGGCTTCTAATCCGCCGGTTAAGAAAACTTCAACCGCCCCGGCACCGATTGCTCCTGTCACTGCACGTTCTACTGGCACCAGCCAGTACGATACGACCGACCCTCGTTCGACTAAAACGATGAGTACGTCGGAATGGATCGAAGCAGAACGGCTACGGCAGATCAAGAAGTACGAGGCACAACGTAACCGTTAAATAGGGAATACCCCATGTCCAATAGCATTTTAACCATTGATATGATCACGCGGAAGGCTCTCGAAATCCTTGAGAACAACCTCGTGCTTACACGTAACGTAAACCGCCAGTACGACGACAGCTTTGCTGTTGAAGGCGCCAAGATCGGCTCAACTCTGCGTATCCGTCTTCCAGACCGTGCGCTTGTTACCGACGGTGCAGCCCTTCAGGTACAGGACGACAACGAGCAGTTCACAACGCTGACCGTTGCCAACCAGAAGCACATCGGCGTCAACTTCACGACTGCTGAATTGACCATGCAGTTGGATGATTTCGCAGAGCGCGTTCTCAAGCCACGTATCTCGCAGCTTGCTTCCAGCATCGACGCTGACGTTGCAAACGCGTTTGCAACCATCGGTAACTCGGTCGGCACGCCCGGCACTACGCCAGCTACTTCGGCTGTTCTTCTTGCTGCACAGCAGAAGCTGAACGAAAACGCTGCTGTGATGTCGCCACGTTATGCCACCGTCAACCCAGCCGCAAACGCTGGCTTGGTCGAAGGCATGAAGGGCTTGTTCAACCCAACCGACACTGTCAGCAAGCAGTTCAAGAACGGCATGATGGGTACTGGCGTACTTGGTTTCGAAGAAATCAATATGTCGCAGTCCATCAAGCAGTTCACCACTGGTTCGCGCGACGCAACCGGCGGCACGACTTCGGCTGCTGTCACCACTGAAGGTGCAACCACCATCGCCATCACTGGCGCTGGTAACGGCGACACCGTCAAAGCTGGCGACGTGTTCACTGTAGCTGACTGCTTTGCAGTTAACCCACAGACGCGTGAAAGCACAGGTTCGTTGTTCCAGTTCGTTGCGTTGGCTGATGTCACGCTCAACGGCTCTGGCGCAGGCAACATCACTGTTGCACCTGTCTACTCAGCCAGCCATGCGCTTGCCACTGTCAACACACTGCCCGGCAACAGCAAAGCTGTTGTGTTCGTCGGTGCAGCATCGTCGCAGTACGCGCAGAACCTCGTATACCACAAGGATGCCATCACCTTCGCAACCGCCGACCTTCTGCTCCCACAGGGCGTAGACATGGCATCGCGTCAGGTACACAACGGCATCTCGCTCCGCGTTGTTCGTCAGTACGACATCAACAACGACCGTATGCCTTGCCGTATTGACGTTCTGTATGGCTACAGCACGATCCGTCCGCAAATGGCCGTCCGGATGTGGGGCTAATTTAATCATGGCCTCCGGTTCGCCGGGGGCCATAACTTTTCAGGAGAATTATCATGGCATTACCAAATGGCGGTTCCGCCTATCAGGTTTCAGATGGCAACGTTGATGCAGCCAAGCTGCTCGGCGGCTCGATCCTTACTGCTTCATCGGGCGCAGGCATCTACTTCCTTACGACTGCAATCACTGCAAACAGCACGACGACCGACGCCCCTGCGGGTTCGATTGGCGTGACCACGAACGCAACAGGACTTGGCAAGATGTTCATTTCCGACGGCACTAAGTGGCAGTTCGCTGTAGTTGCTTAACCAATTTGGGCGGTCTTCGGGCCGCCCATTTTCAGGAGATCAATCATGCCTAATACTAAAGCAGTAGGCGTTGCTTACGCCGATCCTTCATTTGAAAGCGTAACTGTCAGCGGCGCGATTGTTGCAAACGGTGGCGTTATCGCTTCTACCATCCAGACTACTGGCGATATTGCCGCTGCCAACCTTAATGCTGGCGTCTATATCCTTAGCACTGCAATCACCGCTAACACGACAACCACTTCTGCCCCTGTTGGTTCGCTTGGTATCACAACCAATGCAACTGGCCGTGGCAAGCTGTTCTATGCAGACGGCACCAAGTGGCAGTTCATGGCGATCAGTTAATTAATCTGGGCGGCTTTCGGGCCGTCCATTTTACGGAGTTTTTATGGCTGTTATCTACCTTGTTCACGACGTCCACGGCGCAAAAGTTGCCATCTCTGAAGAAGAAGCGCGCTGCGATGAAGAGTATGGTTGGGAACGCTTTTACCCTGACGCCCCTGTAGTGGCGCCCGTTAACGAAATGTCGGCGGGCAGCAAACGCCGCCGCGCAACGCAGGAAGACTAACCAATGGAAACGGCTGGGGACATAATTAACGGTTCGCTTAGGCTTCTAGGCGTTCTGGCAGAAGGTGAAGTTCCATCGGCTGAAACGTCGCAAGACGCACTGCGCGCCATGAACCAGATGATTGATAGCTGGAACACTGAGCGCCTCGCGGTCTACGCAACGCAAGACCAAGTATTCATGTGGCCTGCCGGTCAGTTGTCGCGCACGCTTGGCCCTTCTGGCGACTTCATCGGCAACCGCCCTGTGCTGCTTGAGGACTCGACGTACTTCCGCGACCCCGGCACTGGCGTCAGCTACGGCATCAAATTTATTAACCAGCAGCAGTATAACGGTATCGCGGTCAAGACCGTGACGTCTACCTACCCGCAGGTTATTTTCGTCAACATGACGTTCCCCGACATCGAAATGTACATCTATCCGCGCCCTACGCGCGAACTGGAATGGCACTTCATTTCGGTCGAAGAACTGACCCAGCCTGCAACGCTGGCGACCACACTGCATTTCCCGCCCGGCTATCTGCGTGCGTTCCGTTACAACTTGGCGTGCGAGATGGCACCTGAGTTTGGCGTAGAGCCGTCACCGCAGGTATCGCGTCTGGCTATGGCATCGAAGCGCAACCTGAAGCGCATCAACAACCCTGACGACATCATGTCGATGCCATACAGCATCGTGGCGACGCGTCAGCGGTTTAACATCTTCGCGGGCAACTACTGATGAAGACGCCGATCCTTGGGTCGGCGTATGTCGCAAGAAGCGTCAACGCCGCAGACAACCGTATGGTCAACCTCTTTCCAGAGATCGTGCCGGAAGGCGGCAAAGAGCCTGCCTTTCTTCAGCGCGCGCCGGGGCTAACCCGTCTGGCTACGGTCGGCATCGGACCTATCCGCGGGCTGTGGACGTATGGCGACTACGGCTACGCCGTGTCTGGCCCAACGCTGTTTCAGATCGACAGCAACTGGAACGCGGTCGCCAAAGGCACTGTAGGCGGCACTGGCCCTGTCAGCATGGCCGACAACGGCACGCAGCTATTCATAGCCGCCAACCCGCAGGGCTACATCTACAACGCCAACACTGACGTGTTCCAGCAGATCACCGACCCTGACTTCCCCGGCGCGGGTACGGTTGGATACATCGACGGCTATTTTGTGTTCAACGAACCGAATAGCCAGAAGATTTGGGTGACGTCGCTGCTTGACGGCACCAGCGTTGACCCGCTGGAGTTTGCCAGCGCCGAAGGCAATCCTGACAATGTGGTTGCTATCTTTGTGGACCACCGCGAAGTCTGGGTGTTTGGTACCAACTCGACCGAAGTTTGGTACGACGCAGGGCTGCTCGACTTCCCGCTGACGCGTATCCAAGGCGCGTTTAACGAACTGGGCTGCGCGGCGCCGTACAGCGTCGCCAAGATGGACAACCAAGTCTACTGGCTGGGCAAGGACGCCCGCGGTCAAGGCATCGTCTACCGCGCTGCTGGCTACATCGGTCAGCGCGTGTCAACGCACGCTATCGAATGGCAGATGCAAGAGTACGCCGACATCTCGGACGCTACAGGCTACACATACCAGCAGGACGGCCACAGCTTCTACGTGCTGAACTTCCCTAGCGCCGACACGACATGGGTGTACGACGTCGCTACTGGCGCATGGCATGAGCGTGCGTCGTTTGTTAACGGCGAGTTTAACCGTCACCGCGCCAGCAGCCAAATGTTCTTCAACAGCACTACCGTTGTCGGCGACTACCAGAACGGCAAGATTTACGAGTTTGACCTGAACGTGTACGCTGACGACGGTCAACCGCAGAAATGGCTGCGGTCGTGGCGGGCGCTGCCGACAGGCGCTAACAACCTCGCCCGTACTATCCAGCACTCCATGCAGCTTGACTGCGAGACAGGCGTTGGTCTGAACAACGGCCAAGGCAGCAATCCGCAAGTGATGCTGCGTTGGTCCGACGATGGCGGTCACACATGGTCGAACGAACACTGGAAGTCGATGGGGCAGATTGGCCGGTCTGGCTACCGCACGATCTGGCGCCGCCTTGGTGCGACACTGAAGATACGCGACCGCGTCTACGAGGCGTCAGGGACTGATCCTGTACGCATCTACATCATGGGTGCTGAACTGCTGCTGTCAGGGACGCGGGCCTAATGGCGCTTTCACCGATTAACCCTACACAGTTAACGCCGCCGCGCGTCGATCTGATCGACCCGCGGTCAGGCGCTATCAGCCGTGAATGGTATCGGTTCTTTCTATCGCTGTTGACTGCGACGCAGACCAACCAAGATGAAATCGAGTTAGCGCCTGACGCTACATCGCTGATAGCGTCCTACGACGCTATGCTGGAGTCGCTGGCGCAGACCACAGAGAGCGCGCCTGACTGTTGCAGCGCGACGGCAGATGTAGACGCTAAGGTAAACAGCCTCGCGCAAGCTACCGCCAGCGCACCGCCTGCCGCGTCGGAAAGCGAAATCGCGGTCATTCAGACGCAGCTTCAGGCGCTGGCATTAGCGCCGCCACCAAAAGAATTTATCTCGCCGCGCTATGGCTCGTTCTACGACACGACCGATCAGACCGCCGCTGTCATTAACACGGCCTATGCCATGACGTTTAACGCCACCGATATAACTTACGGCGTCACACGCGGCACACCAACGTCGCGCATTTATGTTGACCGCTCTAACATCTACAACATACAATTTTCCGCGCAGTTTATTAACACTGGCGGCGGCGCTCACCGCGTTTGGGTGTGGCTACGCAAGAATGGCACCGACGTAACCAACAGCGCGACCGTCGTTCGTATTCAAGGAAACAACACTGAGGATGTCGCAGCGTGGAACTTTCTGCTACAGATGAACGCAGGCGATTATTTTGAGTTGATGTGGGAAGTAGACAACACCGGCGTGTCGCTGCACGCAGACCCTGCCACGGCTGTTCACCCAGCCGTCCCATCAATTATTTTGACCGTGACTGACAACGTGAGTTCCTTGGAGGTATAAATGGCCGTATCAATTAGTAATATCATTCCCGCCAAGACAGCGGAAAACAGCCAGACGACGCAGTACACGTCGAACGGCGTGCAGACGATCATCGACAAGTTTACCGCGACGAACTACAGCGTCTCGGCTGCGACGATCAGCGTCAACTTGATTTCGGCTGCGGGCAGCGCCGGCAACGATAACTTGATTGTCAAGACCAAAACGCTCCAGCCGTCTGAGACTTACACCTTTCCTGAACTGGTCGGCCATGTGCTACCTAACAATGGCTTCATCAGCACAATCGCTGGCACGGCGTCGGCCATCAACATCCGCGCGTCAGGCCGTCTGGTTAGCTAATGCTGGAGCGTAGTTACGACACTGCGTTTATTAACAAGGTCGTAAACGATCCTTCAGTGCGCCCCTATGTCGGCGGCGGCGTTGACGGCGATATAGACACGCGGATACTCGTGGATATGCCGGGCAACTGGTTCTTGATGGGCGAACACGGCGGGTTTCTATTGGATGAAACGTCACCCGGCGTCCGCGAAGTACATACGTTTATCCTGCCTGAAGGCAGGGGTAAATGGGCGAACGATGCGCGGACGGCTATGCTAGATTACGCGCGCAGTCACGGCACGGAAAAGCTGTGGACTAAAATTGAGCCAGATAGTAAACACGTCATACGTTACGCCCGTCAAGGGGGTATGCAAAAGACCGATGAAATGATAGAGACATTCGGTACACTTTACCGAATTTACCGGATGGAGTTAAGATAATGCCAATCGCACCTGTAGTCGGAGCAGCATTGATCGCAGGGACCGCGGCGGTAGCCGGCGGCGCGATGGCCGCCAAGGGCGCTAAAAGCGCCGCTAAGACCCAAGCGCAAGCGGCGGCAGATGCTAACGCCGCCCAAGAGCGGATGTTCCAGAAGCAGATCGAACTGCAAGAGCCATTTCGCCAAGGCGGGATGACCGCGCAGCAAGAGATTATGCAGTTGTTGGGTATCGGCGGCGACAAGACCGCTGCCGGCTACGGCAGCATGGCGAAAGCCTTTGGCACCGATCAATTCCAACAAGACCCCGGCTACGCCTTCCGTCAATCGGAAGGCATGAAGGCGCTTGAACGGTCGGCAGCAGCACGCGGCAATCTCATGTCGGGCAGCACCATGAAGGGTATCCAGCGTTTCGGTCAGGACTTGGCAAGCCAAGAGTACCAGAACGCATTTAATCGTTTCCAAGTCGAGCGGTCGGCGCGCCTTAACCCGCTGCAATCGCTGATGGGTTCGGGCCAATCGGCGGCTAACGTGCTTACGGGTGCGGCTGGACAGATGGGCCAGAACGAAGCGTCGAACCTGTACAACGCAGGGCAAGCCCGCGCGTCAGGTTACATCGGTCAGGCTAACGCGCTGTCAGGCGCGCTGGGCCAGATTGGTTCTATTGCGTCGCAGATACCAATGCAGAACGCTATGATAAACTATTACGGCGGCGGTTCGCCGGGCGGCGGCAGCGTTTCTCCGGGGAACGCTTTCGGCTCCAGTACCGGCAACTATCTGCCGGGTATTCCAAGAGGTTAATGATATGCCAAACCAAATGATAGCCCTTCAAGCGCGTAACCCACAGATTGCTGATCCTTCGCGTCAAACCGCGCAGTTTGCGAACATGATGAACATGGCGCGGCAGGCGGAGGCGGCGCAACTTCAAGGCCAGCGCATACGTCAGGAGATGGATTTTGCGCGCGCCGGCGAAGACCGCGCGATACAGACGCAACAGGCGTCTATGCGCGAAAAAGACCAGTCGTTTATGGTCAACGACATGAAACGTCTTCGCAATATCGGTGTGGCTGTTTTAGGCTCCCGTTCCGAAGAAGGCTATCAAAGCTGGGTGGATATGGTGGAAGCCACGGACCCGCAGCTTGGCGCTACCATCCGCCAAGTCGCGCCTACGTTTAACCCCGACATCATGAACTACCTCATCACTGAAGCTGACAAGTATATCGACAAGAACATCCCGCAGCGTACATCGAAGAGCGAGTTTGATGCGAACGGTAACTTAATCATTATAGACCAAGGCGGTTTTGACCCTGCCAAGATACGCGCTGGCGTCATCACTGACCAACCTGACATGGCACGCCCACAATCGGTTCCGCCTGCAACGCCGACCGCCGCAGCAGGCACATCAATGCGCGCGACGCGCGGCGCTAACACAACACCGCAAGACCTGATGGACCAAGGAATGGACCCACGTAACATTCCTTCTGGTATGCCTACGTCGCCGGCGTCCTTTACGCGCGGCGGTATGGCCGGCGCAGGCGCCGTGCAGATGACACCTGAAGTGGCGCAGCAGATTGTTGACACTGCGGTTAAGACGGGCATGATGGCGCAGGCGGACTTTGATCAGCTTATGGCGTTGGCGCCAGAGCAGAACAAGCAGCCGTTCATGGATATGATCCGGGCCAATAACATTACGCTGCAACCCGACGGAATGGGTCAGCGCCCCCAATCGCAGTTTGCTGATCTGCGTGGACCAGCGCCGCAGTCACAGACCGCTGGCCTGCGTGGCGCGCCGCCTATGGAACAGACGCTGGCGCAATATCAGGTTGGTCAGCAAGTTAAAGGCCGCAACCCAAATATGGCACCGTACCCCGGATCGGCGCAGGTTTCACCAAACATTATACGTGGTCAGGCGGCAGCGGAAGAAGGCGGCAAACAAGACGTTCGCGTTGGGGCTGAACCAGTAATTGCTGGCAAAACCAAAACCGCTCAACTTCGGGCCGAAAAAGACGCGTCGTTCTCCGACGCGCAATCGCAATTCGACGCCGCGTATACGACAGTCAATAACCGCCTATCGGATATTAAACGCTTTATAGCGCACCCAGCGGCGAGACGCGTCATAGGCCCGCTAGACGCGTTCACACCTAATTTTGGTCGCGCGCGCGGCGCGCAACAGATATATGATACTTTGGTTGCGTCAGCTACTTTTGATGCCCTTCAAGAAATGCGGATCAACTCACCTACGGGCGGCGCGTTAGGCAACGTCTCTGACGCAGACATCCGTTTGCTTAAGGAAAGCATAGGTGCTTTAGGCCAAGCACAAAATGAAGAAGACTTTTTTGAAAGCCTACGCATATACGAAGAGCGACTAAAGCAAGTGCGCGACCGATTAGTAAACCGTTACCGCCAAAGCTACGGGTATCGCTTAGGGAAAGATTGGAAACCACCTGTAACCAGTTCGCAGCCGCGCACACCTACTAAAGGCGGGCGCAAAGCAGGCGGATTTACCGTGACGGAAGTGGACGAATAATGGCACCCACACAAAAAACTTTTTTAGTCGAAGCCCCAAACGGTAAAAAGTATAGGGTTAAGGCACCCGTAGGGTCTACGCAGGCGCAAGTCGAAGCGGCGGTGATAAAGGCATATCCTGAAGCCCGCGGTTCATCGCGCAAGCCAAAAGAAGGCGCGCTAGGTAAAGTTGAAACCTTTGGTATGGGTCTGACGCGGGGGATAGACGAAGCTATCTTTGGCACCGGACGTTTAATCGGCGAAGGACTTGAATATGCTGGCGCGACCGATTTAGGTGGCCGCCTGCGCCGCGCATCTGAACGCGAGCTAAATAAAAGTCTGTCTACGTACCAGCCGTTTGTACGCACTAATCCGAAAACGGCAGAGACGGGGCGCGTCGGCGGGCAGATCATAGGTCTAGTGGCGCCGGCTACCGCGGCTGCCAAACCTTTGCAGTTAGCTGGTAAAGTGATACCAAAAATAGCGCCGGTCACAACCGCCTTGACGACTAGCGGTTTTGCAACAGGTGTCCAAACTACAAAACCCTTAGCCCGTGCTGTGGACGCAGCATTGCGTATAGCTGGTGGGGCTACTGCGGGCGTTGCGACATCCGCCGTCTTAGACCAGCAACTTGACGAAGGCGGCGCTGTGGGCGCGGCGGTCGCTATGATCCCGCTAGTCGGACGTTACGGCGCCGGCCCTGTATGGGATATGCTTAAAGGCCGCGTAGGAGAAACGCGCGCGGCTCGTATTTTCCGTCAGGCGTTAGGCTCTAATGTTGAAGCCGCCCGCGAGGCGTTTCGTAAAGGTGGTAAAGGTACGCCAGCACAAATTCTTGCGCGCATCGGCATCGACGCAGATACTTTTTTTGCCACAGGCGAACTTGTAGCTAAATCAGGTAGCGGGACAGGCGTGCTGGATGACATCGCACGCGGGCAAGAAGCGGCTATGCAAGCTACGCTGGACGCTGCTGCTGGCGGCGGTTCACGCGAAGCCAGCAAGCGGGCCGCAAGCACCCAGCGGGCAGTTACATCTGAGCAAGCAGTGCCGATTATGCGTGAAACGCTAGAAGGCGTCAACGTCAACACGCGTAACGCAATGGCCGCGCAGCAAGAAGCGGCAGCAGCCCGTCAACTTGCGTCGGCTGAAACGGACGACGCGCGGCGTCTTCTCGCGGCGAACGCCAGAAGTGCAAATCTTATCCGTGAAAGTGGTTTGCGTTTACCTGCCGATATAAAACGGCAGCGTGAGATTGTCGCCGGTTTGGAACGCTTCGGTGGCGAAGCTGCTGAACGTAGCCTTGAAGCTGGTGCAGTAGCCCGTTCCGCGGAACAGCGTTTAGCTGACATGAGCGCCGCAGGTGTTCAACCATTAGACCCAAATGTTCTTTCGGGCCGTTTGCGTCAGATGGCGGCGGTGGAGCGCGCTAACCCTGAAAAAGCAGGCATATTGACCGGCTTCGCGGACCAAGTTGACAGCCTCGCGCAGCAAAACAACGGCATCTTAGATGCCTTTGATCTGTACGAACTGCGTAAAGACGCTGGCGGCATTGTTGAGCGGCTACTGTCAGGCCGCACGCCAGATGCTATTCGCAAACGCACCGCTGAAGTTGTAGGCGCCTTCCGCCCGCTGGTAGATGACGCAATAAAAACAGCCGGCGGGAAGCGGTGGCAAGAATATTTTAATACGTTTTCGACAGGCATGGACGAAGCGCGGCGTATTGAACTGTCAGATTTTGCCCGCAAATTGGCGGTAGACCAGCCGGAACAGTACCAGCGGCTAATGCGCGGCGACCGCACAGATATTGTTGAGCGGTTTTTTGGTAAGGGCCGCGACAGTATTGCAGATGCGTTAGGACCAAAGGCGCTTGAAATGCCCGGTCCTGTCCGGCTAGGGCAGCCGCGCCCTACTGCTATCCCCGAAGGCCCTTCACGGATGCCGGCGTTGCAAGATGTCGCCAGCGACTTAGGCACAGCGACGTTCATTAAAAACCGTATGACTTCCGGAGCGCAAGCGCGCGCGGCCAACATAATGGAACCGCCTGTAAACATTATGGCTGAGTTTGGCCGTAGTGTACCGTTTGGGCTTGGCAGTTTTGTAGAGCGCCCTGCAATATTGGCAGAGCAAAAGTTTTTCGGCCCGCGTAGTGTTCAAGCGTTGGAGCGCGGTTTCGCCACGCCTGAAGGTGCAAGCGCGCTGCTGGGTTACGTACCCGCAGGCCAGCGCAGCATCAATATTCTTGAGAATATGTCGCCAGAGGCGCTGCGTATACTACAGATGATCGGTGTGCAGACAGGCCGTGAACCTCAAAACAATAACATGATGAGGCGCTAATCCATGTCTTCTATCGACCAGACCCAAGCACAACTCAACACGCACGAACAGGTCTGCGCGTTCCGGTATGAGAGTATCTGCGCGCGGTTGAAGCGTCTTGAAACCATAGGTATGTCTGTGGCCGGTACGATCATTCTGCTGCTAATCGGCATACTGATAAAGGCTGGTGCATGAGCATCGTCCTTGGCACGCGGTCACTGTCGCGGCTTGAGGGCGTGCATCCAGACCTTGTCCGCGTTGTCAAGAAAGCCGCTGCAATGTCGGACCTTGACTTCACGGTGCTAGAAGGCTTGCGTACCGTCGCGCGCCAGACGCAGTTAGTCAAGCAGGGCGCGTCGAAGACGATGAACTCACGTCACATTACAGGACACGCTGTCGATTTAGCACCGCTGATCGACGGTAAAGTATCTTGGGACTGGCCGCTCTATCATCGGCTAGCCAAGATTGTGAAGGCCGCTGCGGCGGCTGAAAAAGTGCCGCTCCAGTGGGGCGGCGATTGGCGGACGTTCAAGGATGGCCCGCATTGGGAACTGCCTTGGAAGTCCTATCCGAAAGGAAAATGACATGAATAAGGATCAATTATTTGGGATCGTTCGTACAGTTGCTGCGGCTGGCTTTGGCTATCTGGCAGGAAAAGGTCTCATCGACGGTGCAACGGCTGAAGCATTGGCTGGGGCTATAGCGACCATCGGCGTTGCTGTGTGGTCTGTTGTAAGCAAAAAATCTGTAGTTAAGCCCGCAGAATAATGAAGTTTCTGACGCTCTTGCTGGGTGTTCTAGACAAGCTGTTGGGTGCTTGGGCAGAACGCCGCTGGAAACAGCAAGGGCGTCAAGAAGCCATCAAGGAAGCGAACGATGCAATTAACAGGCAAATCGAACTGGGCGAAGCTGCCGTTGCTATTCCTGATCCTGAGCGTGACGAGCGGCTGCGCGACCGTTTCGACCGTTCCCGTAAATAGCTATTGCGCTATCGCCAAACCCATTACCTACGACGCTACGCAAGACACGCCTGAAACGGTAGCTGAAGTCGAAGCACACAACAGCCGCTTTATTTGTCTGTGCGAACAAGACTGTCCCGCCACCGCTCCAGATACCAAATAGCTTTGCGTACCTCTTGACCGACCGCGTCCTTGCGTCCAGCACGACTGACATATTTCAGGGCGTTGCCGCGGCAGTAACCGGCAAACTCTTCTGGCGATAGCTTGGCTTGAATGTAATCGATAGCTTCTATCCCGCCCGCCTTGTAATGGTCAGGGTTGACCGCGTCCTTGAACGCCATCGCTTCTGCCCACGACCCAGCATCGCTCTTGTCATCTATCATTTCTTCAGCCCTTTCAAAAGTTCGACGCGCTCCCGCGCCGTCCGCATCGCAGAGTAACGCTGGTGCAGCCGCCGGGCGATGGCCGGTCGTTTGTGCGTCTTCAGTTCCGCGTCCAGCGCGTCCTTTAGCTGCTCTTCCGTAAGGTCGGACAGCACCGCGATCATCGACCGCCAGTTTAGTTTACTCATTTTTCAATTCCTCTAAGGCTATGTCGGACACCGCACGCTTGTCGTGCAGCGCCGCCCATATACGTTCGTCAATACTTTTTTCAGTCAGCATCACATAGACCCACACGTCCTTCGTCTGGCCGCTGCGGTGCAGGCGCCCGACCGTCTGCTCGTACAGTTCCAGCGACCAAGGCAGCGACAGGAACACCATGTGGCATCCGCCATGCTGTAGGTTCAGGCCGTGGCCTGCCGACTTAGGGTGGGCCAACAGCAATTCGACCTGCCCTGCGTTCCAGTGTTCGATGACGTTGTCGTCGTCCATTGTCTTTGCGTGCGGGAAGCGGCGCTTCAGTTCCGCCAACTCTTCCTGATAGGTGTAGGCGACGATGGTATTCGCACGCTGGTTCTCCGCCAGCAGTTCTTCCAGCCGATCAAACTTGTGGCTGCTGAACCAGATAGACGGCGTGCCAGCGTCGCGGTTGTAGACAAAGCCTGACGCCATCTGTTGCAGCTTGGTTGTCACCGACGCGGCGTTCTGCGCTACGATCTGGTCGTCGCCAAAACGTGTTACATAATGACGCTTCATTTCATCATATGGCTTACGATCTGTTAACGGAACCCGCACTTCGTTAACATGACAGGGCGGCAGCTTGTCCTTATACTCGCCCGGCTCCAGCACGAACGTCGCAGGGCGGATGCGCTGCATGACTTGCTCTAGCGCGCCGGCTGCGGGAACCCACTGGCCGAAGTCGCGGTTGGTGCATATGAAATACTGCTGCATGAACGCACCCTTGGCACGGCCCAGCAGCGTCTGGTCAATGATCTTGCACTGGCCGAAGACATCCTCCAGCCCGTTCGACGTGAACGATCCGGTCAAACCCCAGCGCACCTTGACGTTAGCCAACAGCTTGTCCAGCGCCTTGAAGCGTTTGCCGCTAGGGTTCTTCAGTCGCGTCAGTTCGTCGAACACAATTCCGTCAAAGCTGGATAAATCCTCTAGCTTATCCAGATTGTCGTAGTTAATAACGACAACACTGGCATCACTTCGTAACGCATCCACCCTTTGCGCTGGTGTGCCGACAGCCAGCGCCGGAGTGATGCCAGACCACTTCGGTGCTTCCACCGGCCACACATCCGTACAGACGCGCTTCGGCGCTACCACCAGCCAGCGTTTGACATGGCCGTCGCGCAGCATTTCATCCATCGCCGTCAGGGTAATGGCCGTCTTGCCCGCGCCGACAGGCGCAAGGATCATGGCGCGGTCACGCTCGTACAGAAACGACGCAGCCTCTTGCTGGTACGGCCTTAGCTGAAGCGTTTGAGCCATGCGTCCACATCCTCTTTAGACCACAAGCACGCGTAGTGCTGCTTGGTGTGCGTCATCTCATCAGAAAAGATACGCTGCAACGCAGACAGCCTGCCGTTAGGCTGCTTCAGTTCTACGAACCAAGCCTCACCGTTAGGCATACAGGCGATGCGGTCGGCGACGCCGATCTGCGTAATGCTGCGGAACTTATAGGCAAAACCGCCCGCTGCCCGCACACGTTTACAGAAATACCGCTCTATTTCTTTCTCAGTCATGCAAAAAGGCTACTACAAAATTTTTTGCATTTCAAGGGTTGCATCAAATTTTGTTGTATGTATTATGGCCGCTCAAACAGTAAAGGAAGGTTCAGTATGCAGCATAGTAAGATAGTCGGCGGTTCGACCGCCAAACGCGTCATCGCCTGCCCCGGCAGCGTTGCGCTGGTGGATAGCGTTCCGCCAAAGCCCAGCAGCAGCTACGCCGACGAAGGCACGCTCCTGCACGACACTATAGCATCTATATTAGAGCGTGACCTTGACCCGTACAGCATGGTCGGCACGACTTACGAGAAGACCGTGCTGACTGAAGCACTGGTCGATGACAAGCTGATACCTGCGCTGCGTGCGCTGGACGAGATAGACCCCAAGGGGGAGATGGAATATGCGGTTGAAAGCCGGGTTGGTTTTGGTGATTTTCTGCCTGACGTTTTTGGTTCTACCGATCTTCTTGGTCGCATTGGTGATAGAGCGGTCGTTCTGGATTGGAAGTTTGGCGATGGCGTGGCTGTCGAAGTCGAGGAGAACAGCCAGCTACTCTTCTACGCTGCGGCGGCTAAACGCACGGCGGATACGGCTTGGGCTTTCAAAGGCGCAAAAGAAGTCGAACTGATTATTGTGCAGCCGCCCTACGTCAAGCGTTGGGTGACAGACCTTGCCCGCGTTGATGCGTTCGAGAAAGAACTTGCCGCTGCCGTTAAGATTGCTGCGCGGCCAGACGCGCCGTTGGCGTCAGGCGACCATTGCAAGTGGTGCGCGGCCAAGCCTATCTGTCCTGTCATGACAGGCGCTGTAGACCGCGCACTGAAAGCCAAGATTGACGCACTGCCGATTGACCAGATTGCACACTATCTGGAGCAGGCGCCGCTGATTGAAGGGTTCATCAAAGACTTGCAGCAGATGGCGCACGGGCTTCTGGAAGAAGGCCATAAAGTCCCCGGCTGGAAGCTGGTCAATAAACGCGCCACAAGACAGTGGACAAATGAGGATAAGGCTGTAGCCTTCCTAACAGGTGTTGGTGTAGAAGCATGGGGCGACCCCAAGCCGCTGTCGCCAGCCCAAGCGGAAAAGGCTTTGAAGAAAGCCAAAATAGAATTGCCAGCGGACTTAGTTGTCGCTGTCTCCACAGGCTCTACCCTTGCGCCGGAAAATGATCCCCGGCCAGCGGTTTTGCAAATCGGGCAAACGCTTACCAAAGCTATGTCTAAAATCCAGTAACAGAAAAGGTACAATACAATGTCGAATATCACAACTTTTGGTGGCGCTGGTTTGCCATCCGTCCAATCTCTCTCTGGTGCGCTGCGCTCCATCCAGTCCGAAGTCGGGCCGGGCGGCACAGTCATCTTGAAGATGGACAAGACAGGCCATTGGGTTTTCGGTGCTGACCAGACCGAAGTAGAAGAAGGCAGCCTGTGGGCAGCCAATCCGTTCTCGTTCGTTCACGGCTATATTGCGTGGGGTAACGGCGAAGTGCTGGCTGAGAAGCTGGTTCCGGTGTCAGAGCCGCTGCCAGAGTTAGAACCAGCGCCATCAGGCGCAACGCGCGGATGGGAAATGCAGGTCGGCATGATGCTGGTTTGCACGAACGGTGAAGACAAGGATATGCAGGCGCGCTTCACGGCTACATCAGTCGGCGGCAAGCGTGCAGTGCAGGCGTTGGCCGTTGCCATCGCCGATCAGGTGGACAAGGACCAGACTAAGCCTGTGCCATTGCTCACACTGACGTCTGAGCATTACCAGCACAAGACCTATGGGCGCATTTATACGCCTATCTTTAATATTACCGATTGGGTGTCGATGGACACCGCATCGGCTAAAGAAGCAGATGACGCGGAGTTGGAAGTCGCCGCTGAAGCTGAAGCCGCTGATGGTGCGCGTCGTCGTCGTCGCGTAGTATAACAGGGTGCGAAAGCCGGGGCGCGCCACCGCGCTCCGGCAAGTAGCGGAAGAGTGAGAACTTCTATGTCTAAATTATGGTGCGATTTCGAAACACGGAGCCGTTGCGACCTTCGCAGCCGCGGCGTGTACAATTACGCGCAGGACGCCAGCACCGACGTGCTATGTATGTCATACGCATTTGATGACGAAGACGTGCGGACGTGGCTCCCCAGTGAGCCTTTCCCGCAAGCCGTCAAAGACCACAAGGGGCTAGTGTACGCGCACAACGCAGCGTTCGAGCGCCTGATATTCTGGTATGTCCTTCAGGTCGATTTCAAGCTGGAGCAGTTCTACTGCACCGCAGCGCAGGCCCGCGCCAACTGTGCGCCGGGCAGCCTTGAGGATGTGGGCCGCTTCGCTGGCGCCACCATGAAGAAAGACCACCGCGGCGGTCAACTGATCCGCCTGTTGTCCATCCCGCAGTCAGACGGCGCATTTCGTGAAGACGCGACGCTGATGCAGGAGATGGTCGATTATTGCGAACAGGACGTGCGGGCCATGCGCGCTATCGCGCAGGCGCAGCGTCCGCTGTCGGCTGATGAGTTGGCTGATTATCACACCAACGAGCGCATCAACGACCGCGGCGTGCTGCTCGACAGGCCGCTGGCGCTGGCGGCTGTGCGCTACGCTGAAACTGAACTGGCAGAGATACAATCCATCGTCGCAGAGGTGACGCAGGGCGAGATAACATCCGTCCGCAGCCCCAAGATGAAGAAGTGGGTGCTGGACCGTGTAGGGCCGCAGGCCGTAGCCGTGGCGACCGTGATGAAGGACGGCGTCGAGAAGCTGTCCATTGACAAGAACGTGCGCGCCAACTTACTCGTGCTGGCAGAGGAGAACCCAGATGAAGTGCCATCGGAAGTCGCGGAAGTCATCCAGTGCGCGGACGATCTGTGGGCATCGTCCGTTGCAAAGTTCCAACGTGCGGCGGCGCTTGCTGACGAGGAGGATTTTCGCGTTAGAGGAGCGTTCGTATTTGCTGGAGGCAGTGCTACTGGACGCGCTTCATCGTTTGGGCTTCAGGTCCACAATTTCCCCCGCAAGTGCGCCGCCGACCCTGCATTAGTGCGGCAGGCTATGGTGCGCGGGCATCAGATTGTTCCTGAGTATGGCCGCCGCGTGACGGACGTGCTGAAAGGGATGCTACGCCCTGCGCTGATGGCCGACACAGGCAAGCGGCTGGTCGTCGCCGATTGGGCCGCCATCGAAGCGCGGGTGACGCCGTGGGCGTCCAACAGCATCTTCGGCGCGAACAAGCTGGACATCTTTGCCAAGGGTGAGGATGTCTACAAGCACAACGCTATGGCGACCTTTCATGTCGGCTATGACGACGTTGATAAAGACCAGCGCCAGATCGGTAAGGTGCAAGAGTTGGCGTGCGGTTTCGCCGGCGGTGTCGGTGCGTTCGCCAGCATGGGCCGCATCTACGGCCTGATGATGTCAGAGAGCGACGCGAAGCGCATGGTGGACGCATGGCGCAGGGCTAACAAGTGGGCCGTGCCTTACTGGTCGGGCCTTGAGGAAACCTATATGCGCGCCATGCGGAACAAGGGCCGCGAGTTTACCATCGGGCGCGTCACATATTTATTTGACGGACTGCATCTTTGGTATGCTCTTCCGTCTGGCCGTGTGTTATGTTATCCTTTCGCCCGCTTCGACGAGGAAGGCAATCTAACCTATGCTAAGGCTTCATGGAAGCCAGCCGCAGACGCTAAGGAATGGCCTAGAGCGCGGCTGTGGCGCGGTCTGGCGTGTGAGAACATCACGCAGGCTGTGGCTAACGACTTGCTGCGCTACGCCTTACGGCAGTTGGACGATGTAGTGCTGCACATCCACGATGAAATCGTCTTGGAAGTGCCAGAAGATGAAGCCGAAGCCGCCGCCGCGCGGCTGGTGCAGATTATGTGTGAGCCGCCACCTTGGGCGTCGGGTTTACCCCTGAATGCAGAAGTGGCAATTATGAGTAGGTATGGCAAGTAAAGGATCAAGCGATGAGTGAGGATCGCACGAAATTCATAGAGTATATAACGGGATTGGCGACGGACAATGTGGGCGAGACTGCCCTTGTTGTGCGTCAGAAGCCGCAGCACGACAGCGACGGCAATATGATATTCCACGCAGACGGCGCGCCGAAGGCGACCTTCCCTGCGTTCCTGCCAGAAAAGACCCGCATGAAAGAAGGCGAGGCATGGTATGTCAACACAGGCTCGTTCATTGTTGACCGCTTTGTAGACGGCAAGCCAGCCGCCAAGTCCAGCAACGTCGAGTATGTGCTGTTCATGATGCTGGACGACGTTGGCACGAAGTCGAAAGAGCCGCCGCTTGCGCCGACATGGGTGCTGGAGACCAGCGAAGGGTCGTTTCAGTGGGGCTACGCGTTCAGCGAACAGCCACGCAAGGGCGACTTCTGCGCGGCCATCAAGGCGATTGCGGATGCGGGCTACACTGATCCCGGCGCGACTAACGCTGTTCGCAACTGCCGTATCCCCGGCAGCGTCAACCTGAAGCAGGGCCGCAACAACTTTCCCGCGCGGCTGGTATCGTTCGACCCTGACCGCGAGTATACGCTAGAGCAGATTTGCACCGCGCTGGACGTTACGCCAGAGGAAGGCGACACAGCCGAATATAAAGCGGTGCAGTTGCGCGACACTGGCCTTGACAACGTCCTGACATGGCTTGCCGAAAAGAACTTAGTCCTAAGCACGCCCAACAATGACGGCTGGTGCGGCATCGTCTGCCCTAACCATGACCAGCACAGCGACGGCATGATTGAGGCGCGCTATAAGCCGCTGGATCGTTCGTTCTGCTGCTATCATGGGCACTGCCAAGACCTAGACAGCCGCACCTTTCTTGATTGGGTAGCCAATGAAGGCGGCCCGAAGGTAACGCCCGGATTGCGTGACGAACTAATCGCAGAGCGTCTGGCGTCGATGTATGAGAAAATCGCACCGAACGACGCTTTTCCTGATGAAGCCGCAGCGCGTGTGCGTGAAGTCGAAAAGAAAGAAGCAGGACGGCTGGAACAAAGCGAGTGGTTCGAGCGTTTCGCCTATATACAGTCCGATGACTGCTATTTTGACATGGTGACGCGCCAAGAGATAGCCCGCAACGTCTTCAACGCCCTGTTCCGTCACGTTGACTGCAAATCCCTGCACGGCAAGAAACCGCGCATTTCGGCGTCTTATTATTATGATGAGCGCCGTCAGGATCGCGGCGCGCCTGCGCTAACAGCCGTGACGTTCGCCGCTGGCGATGACACCTTGGTGACGCGTGACGGCTTAGTCTACGGCAACCGCTGGGTTGACGGACGCCCTGACGTGTCGGACAGCGACAAGATTGCAGACCATGACGTTGAGCCGTGGCTCCAGCATTGCCGCGATCTGGTGGCGGATGACGAGGAGTTAGACCACATCCTTGACGCTATGGCGTTTAAGATACAGCATCCTAACGTCAAGATAAACCATGCCATCCTGATTGGCGGCGATGAAGGCGTCGGCAAGGACAGTATGTTCCAGCCGTTCCTGTGGGCGCTGGGCGGTCAACACTGGCGCAACAGGTCAGTCATTGAGGCGGGCGGCTTGGACAGCCAGTGGGGCTACGCGCTTGAAGCTGAAGTTGTCATCCTAAACGAATTAAAAGAACCAGAGGCGCGGGAGCGCAGGGCTATGGCTAACAAGCTGAAACCGCTCATCGCTGCACCACCTGAAACGCTGACAGTCAACCGCAAGGGTATGCACCCCTATGAGTTGGTCAACCGCCTGATGGTGATTGCTTACACGAACGATCCGCTGCCGATCACGCTGCCGACACAGGACAGGCGTTGGTTCTGCGTGTGGACGCACGCGCCGCGTATGTCAGCCACCGCAGCGAACAAGCTATGGGCGTGGTATAAGAACGGCGGCTATGAGAAGTGCGCCGCATGGCTGTGGCAGCGCGACGTGTCGCGGTTCAATCCTGCCGCTGCGCCGCCTGTCACCGAATGGAAGCTCAACATGGTCGAGCATGGCATGAGTGTAGCCGAGAGCTACCTTGTGGACATGATGCGCGAGAAGGCGGGCGTGTTTGCCAATGGCGTCATCGGTGGGCCTTTCCACCGCATTTGTGACGCTCTGGCGGTCAACGTGCCGGCTGGCGTGAAGATACCACAGGCGGCGCTCCTACACGCATTAAAAGAGGCTGGCTGGGTTGACATGGGGCGCATCGCTTGCGTTGACCACCCAACTAAGAAACACATCTTTGCCGCGCCTGACGTGAAGAAACGGAACAAGTCCGACTTGCGCCGCTTGGCGGAAGACTTGCCTAAATCCAGCATCATGCCAAACATAGGCAAGAATTGACAACCATTTGGTTGCAATGGTATATGTTTAGGGTCGGCTATGCTCCGCTGACCTGATTAAACCCCCGGCGTCCTCACTCCGCCGGGGGTTTTTTATTGTGCGTCACCGCAGCCGTGTCACTGTCAGCGTCTTACCCTTGGATCGCGTCATATAGAAGCGATCCGTTCGCTCGTTTTGATTGTGCGCTGAACGGCGCAGGATGTCTTTGTCGCGTTCGGTTGGTGTGTCGAACACGCGAACCTCGCCAACAGCCATTACGTTTATGCCGTGCTTAGATTTGCGTGTGTCAGAACCGAATGTCATCAATATTCCAATCGTAAATGTCCCACCCGAAGTTATCGAACAGGAACTGGCGCAGGGTCATTTGTCAGTGTCCTTTCACACGTTTTGCAGATTTCGCCTTCCGTCCGCCTAAACAGGCGGCAGCGCGGGCATTTGTCGCCTGTGGCGGGGAACCACATCGCAGCAACGCGTGGCAGTTCCGGATCGTCCCGTTCGGCCTCATGCGCTGCGGGCGGAAACTTGTCGCCCATGACGATGCACACGCCTTCAATGCCGCTGGTCTTGCACATTGCAGCCATGTCGGAATTGCGGGTAAACAGCCCCGCCGTGGTCGGGTCGTCGGTATACAGCATGATGCTGCTATCTTCCTGTTCCGTCACACGCCCTAAGCGGCGTTGTTCTTCGCCAGCCAACAGCGCAGCGCGTCTAGCTAGGCGCATGACTGCGCCCCATTCGCTTATGCTGGTCATTGGCTTAACACCTCCGTAATTATTCGCGTTGTGCGCTTTGGTATTGGGTGTCGCCACGCTTCGAAAGTATAGTCTTCTGGCGTATCTTTAACCCGCAGCGTATTGGCTACAAGTTCATCATGCGTCGGGTGCATCTTCAAGATGTCGTCTGATGTGAAATCATACTTTGCATAAGCTTTAAGTGCTTTAGACAAATCCTTGTAAATCATGCCGACCGGCGAACCATCAGGCATATACCAGAAAGCATCAAAACTGATGGCGGTATCAAGCATAAACTTGTTAAGTTCTTCCGTGCCGTCGGGCGGCAATATGGATGTGGTATACCACCGCATAATGTCTTTCTTGGTTGTCATTAACCTAACCTCGTTATGAAGGTGACACCCTCAACAGTGCGGCACTTGAACGTCTTGCCGTTCCTGATGCCGTATTGCGAGACGTTGCGGCTGGTGCGCTTGGCATCGCCGCGCTTGGCGGCTGGCATAGTGCCAACTTCGCCGACATCTAGCGTTCCCATTGGGTAAAACATCGGGCGGCTCATTTCAGCAGCCCCCGTGCTACGCAGGCTTGACGCAGATGCTCCGGCCTAAACCCCCAGACCTTATAGACGTTGCCGTAGGTCTGGCAGATTAGCGACATATGCCGCTCATGGGCCTGCATTTCAGCCTTGAGCCGTTCGTGCTTCTTAAATGCGCGGGCGGCTACTCGTAGCAGGTCAAGCTGGGCGTCAATGCCTTTTTCGTCATCATCGGCGGATGGGTCGATAACTTTAATTTCAAACATGGTTCGGTGTCCTTTACATTTCTATGGTTGTGGTGGGCTTAGGCCGGCGGTCGTTCAGTCGTGCCAGCCAATAGGCTTGCTCAGGGCCGTGTGTGCGCTTGGCATGATATTTGAACAACGCCCTAGCTAGGTCGTCATATCCCTGTTGCTTGTGCGTCACGATCAGCGGAGACGGGGCCATTGGCTTGAGGTTGGGCCGATAGTCGCGTTGCCCTATGCAGGCGGTCTCTATGTCGCGCAGCGTCAGGTTGAGGTTCCGTTCCCTGTTGATGTATTGCATAACCGCCGACTTGTCGGTGATGTAGCTGCACAGTTGCCGTATTTTGGCGCGTAGGTTCCTATCCATTGCGCTTGACCTTTTTGACATAGCGGCCCGTCAATGGATCGCGCAAGATTGCGTTGCGTTTCCAGTAAAGCAGTTCTTCGGCTGTCATTGTCCACATGGCTTTCCATTGGTCGCGGTCTTTGCGCGTCTTATGGAGGGCATATAAAGCGGAAAGTTGCGCCAGTAGAAGGCCAAGGATGGCTAGTTGGTATTGGTTCATTGGTTAATCCTCCAATAGTAATGTGAGTAGGAACAGGGCGGCTCCAGCGAGTAACGCTGTCATTCGGCCATATCGTCCAGCAGGGCGTTATTTTCGGCCACTAGGCGGTCATATAATATCTGTAACGCTTCTAGCTCTTCCTGTGCGTCTGTGAGCGTCTCCAGACGTTCGCCTAGCACTAGGGCCAAGTCATTGTCGCAATAGCGCGCAGCGTCAGCCAGTGCGGTATCGGATAGCATTCTGAAATAGGTTCGGTCGTGTGTCATGCCATTTTCTCCCAGTCTTCGCGGTCAACCTTTATCCAGACGCAATCGTCAAACTCTTGCATAACCTCGGCGCTTTCCAGCATCCCTTTCATCGCCAAGATTGCCGTTAGGTTCTCAACGCTGTCATCGTATAGTTCGCCTTCATTGTTCACGGCGTTACCCATTAGGACGCATTTGTTGCTTTGGAGTAACTCGCGGACAGTTCTAAAAATATCGTTCATGGTTCAGTTTCCTTTCGTTTATGTGAAGCGAGCGATTTTGTCGCGCTGCTCAATCAGAAATTCGGACAAGGTCGAAAACTCTGCAAAGTCGGTCAATGCAATGTTGTCCGCTTCGCCGCTGTCGATTAGGTCGCACAGGTCGAAAAAGATTTCTTGCAATGTTGTTTGGTTTGCTTCGGTCATGGTTATGCGCTCCTAATCTTGCACTTGTTCAATATGCGTTACATTAACGCCTCGGCTCTCAAGCTGCGCCAGTGCGTCAGCCTCAGATGTTGCGTTTAGATAGCAATCATCCCATGCGGTCACACCGCTCCCCGTTTTGCTGTCGGCCTCATAATAGAATGTCATGGTTCAGTTTCCTTTCAATGTGTGAATGATTGACCATATCGCCAGCGCGCCAGCGCCAGCGAATAGGGATAGGGCGGCGATATGGGCGATCATGCGTCCTCACCTACGGGTGTGTGATGTTCTGCCAATGCGTCCCAATCGACAGCGTTAAGGTCGAGCATATCCCAGATGAAACCGGCTGTGGTGCTATCGCGTCCGATCAGATCGTAAACATACTCTTCGACCATATCGCGGCAATAGTCGGCTGTGATATCGTCGCCCTCTTCTGCCATTTCAGCCCATCCGTCATTGAACCAAAGCCCAACTGTCCACGTCGCTGCGTTACGCCATCCGTTGCAAGTATTGTCTGTCATAGTTTCTCACTCCTATAATTGGCACTAGCGCCATGAACGCCGCGCGACCGTTAGCTGCGCGGCTAACATGGTGTTAGGTTTTCTTTAGTTTGTTGCGCCAAAAGTCGCGCTCTCCACGCAACATCTGACCGACTGGTGATTGTGCGTCGAATGTCCGCGCTGTGCGCTTGATGTTGTCGAGATGCGCTTGTGCAAGGGCTGGCAATTCGGCATCGGCCATGCCTTGCGCCTTCCATGCCTTCCACATGGAGACGCCCTCGCTAATGCCTTCGATGTAATATTGTGAAACTGTCTGTGTCATGTCGCTCACTCCTCAATGTCCATGCAGCGGTAATCGAGTATCTCAACCAGCTTGCCTTTATCGCCACGGATGGCGACACTTAACGTGCCGGCGCGATTAAGCGCCTCGATTGCGAATTGACGCGCAATCTTGATGTCCGTGCCAAGATGAAAGCCATGTGGCTTGACGCCCTCCGCTGTTTCGATGTCCATTGTGTATGTCATGCCATTTGCCCTCCGCTTAACTGGTGGCGGATGTCGTCGATAGTTTCGGCATAAAAACCTATGCCTAACTTCGGCAGCACGTTAACGTCGTATTCGTCCACAAGGCGGGCAGCATACGCGCGGCCCGGTGTGTCTATGCAAGTGCGGCGGATAGTCCAACGGCGGTCTGCGATGTCGATATAGTCAATCATGTTGTGTTGATCCTATTGATTGATGTTAAGCGCGTGGCTCAATTTGCATCACGCGTCCGCATGATGTGAAGAAGTCAGCGCAATGTTGATTGAGCGGATCACGTTCAAGGTCGATGATCGTGAACAGCTTGTGCGCCAGTGCGATTGCGTCAGCCAAGCTGTCAGCGTTAGCCAATACGTTTTTGCGTGTATTAGGATAAAGTCCGCTAGTTTCGATAATGTTGTATGTCATATCAATTTCCTCACTGTTGATGCCCTCTTATCTACCCTCTTTGTCATAGTGTCAACAACAAAATGTGTTGCACTAAAAAAGTTATCCACAGATATTTCTGGGCAATTTCTGGGTCATTTGGCGTGAAAAATAGCCCAACAAATGACCCAGAAAGTTGCCTAGTTTTTGCGCGGGTGAAATGTTGGGTAATTGTTGGGCAATCGACATGGGCGAAATAGTCATTTGTTGGGCTATGATTTCGGCCTAAATTGCCTAGCGAAAAGTCACGGATTTCTGCGTGTCAGCGCGGAAACTGGGCGTTCTGGGTAATGGATTGTTAAGTCAGTAACAAAAAAGTATATAATTAACCTATATGGTTAGAATGTATACTTTCTAAGGATGACTTGTAATCCGATGACCCAGAACGCCTAGTTTTGTTAACAATTGTAAACTGGCTAGTTTGGCTAGTCACCACTCGCCCACGCAAATTGGCCACGCAGTCATGACCCGCGCAGCCATGACCCAGAACGCCCATGTTGCAGTGCAGCATAGCAGCCGATGTGTTTTTCTTTACGTTGACGTAAACGTAAAGCCAAAAGGCCAACCGAAAATCTACGCGACAGAACAGAACCAGAACGCCGGCTGGCTGGAGGGGGTAGGGGTAGGGCCTTGGGCCGCGTGACTGTCACGGGCACCTATCGCAAACAATTTTTATTTTTTTGCAATCCGGTTTGCAACACACTATAGTACGCCCAATGACTTTTTACTCACTGCCATTCACACCAGAACGGACGCAAGCCACCGAGGCGCGGCTAGAGGCAATCTATGAAGCTGCCCGCTACGGCCTGAAAGGTGACAGCCTTGCTATGGCGGCTGGATTAACCCCGCGGCAGTTCCGCGTGCTGGCCGACGCTGACCCGCTGGTGGAGATGGCTGAGATCAAAGGTCGCAGCGACGGCGAATACACAGCGGCAAAGACGATGTACGAAGCGGCGCGCGATGGCGACAGCAAGGCTGCGCTGGAGATACTCAAGCATCAGCACGGCTGGGTAGCCAAGCAGCAGATCGACGTGAACATTGACCAGCAGATCAGCATTACAGGCGCGCTCGAAAAGGCACAGCAGCGCGTCATCGAAGGGACGTATCTTGAGATACCCCAGCTAGAGGATAACACACCAAATGCAGCAGCCGATTTACAGCGCATCGGAAGAGATGGAATTGATGTCGCGGCTATGGTCGCCGACGATCAAGGATGATCCACTAGCTTTTGTATTGCTGACATTCCCGTGGGGCGAAAAGGGTACGCCGCTGGAGCATTTTCAAGGACCGCGTAAATGGCAACGCGAAGTGCTAGGCACGCTACGCGACCACATCAAGCAGAACAACGGCAAGATAGATTATGACACCATGCGGCTGGCGATTGCGTCAGGCCGCGGGATCGGCAAGTCAGCCTTAGTAAGCTGGCTGACAATATGGATGCTATCCACACGCATCGGCTCGACGACCATCGTGTCGGCAAACTCTGAGGCGCAGTTACGCTCCGTCACATGGGCAGAGATTACCAAGTGGCTGGCGATGTCGCTCAACAGTCACTGGTTCGAGATAGCCGCCACACGCATCATGCCCGCCAAATGGTTAACGGAACTGGTCGAGCGCGACCTCAAGAAAGGCACGCGCTACTGGTCCGTCGAAGGCCGGCTGTGGTCGGAAGAGAACCCTGACGCTTACGCGGGTGTCCATAACTTCGACGGTGTGCTGCTGATCTTCGACGAAGCCAGCGGTATTCCAGACTCAATATGGTCTGTGTCTGATGGTTTCTTCACAGAAAACACGCCGCACCGCTTTCATGTTGCCTTTTCCAACCCGCGGCGGAACACTGGCTATTTTTACGAGACATTCCACAGCAAGCGGGCGTTCTGGCAAACGCGCAACATCGACGCGCGCGAAGTCGAGGGTACAGACAAAAACCTGTACCAGCGCATTATCGACGAATATGGGCCTGACAGCTACCAAGCGCACGTCGAAGTGTTCGGAAAGTTCCCGTCGGAAGGCGATGATCAGTTTATCGGCGTCAATTTGGTGGACGACGCGATGGCACGGCCCAAGCATAAGGATGAAACGGCACCCATCGCTATCGGTGTTGACCCTGCGCGCTTCGGCGCTGACGCTACCGTCATCGCTGTGCGGCAGGGCCGCGATCTCATCGCCATCAAGCGGCTGAAAGGCGCTGACACGATGGAAGTGGTCGGCCATGTCATCGAAGCGATAGAGGAATATAAGCCGGCGCTGGTCGTCATCGACGAAGGCGGGCTAGGCGCAGGCATCGTAGACCGGCTGAAAGAGCAGCGGTACAAGATACGCGGCGTAAACTTCGGCAATAAGGCCATGAAGCAGATGATGTACGGCAACAAGCGCGCTGAGATGTGGGGCGCCATGCGAGAATGGCTAAAAACGGCACACATACCAGCAGATCGGTTCCTGAAAACGGACCTGATAAGCCCGAAGATAAAGCCTGACAGCAAGGGGACGATATTCCTCGAAAGCAAGAAGGACATGAAGTCGCGCGGGCTGGCCTCACCAGACGCTGCGGACGCCATCGCGGTCACGTTTGCATTTCCTATCGCACACCGCGAAGCACGCGTTGACAAGCGACGCACGAGCAGTTATTCTCCACAGGGAATATCTACATCATGGATGGGTTCTTGAGCATGGCGGACGCTAAAAAAGGTCTGTACGCAAACATTCACGCCAAAAAGGCGCGAATTGCTGCCGGATCAGGTGAAAAAATGCGTAAACCCGGCGCTAAAGGCGCACCAACAGCCAAAGCGTTCAAAGAGAGCGCCAAAACAGCTAAAAAACCAGCTAAGAAGGGTAAGTAATATGCCAGCCAACAAATACACCAAAGCATTGTACAAGTCTGGTACTATTAAGGCTGAAAAAGCCGCTATGGCTAACCGCGATCCAGCCCGTGCGCGTGCAGCTATGAAAGCTGTAGCCCGCGAAGGCACGACACGCGGTCCAGAAATGGTAAAAGCTGCCAAGCCAGTGCAAGTCATCCGTACAACGACGATGATGAAGCCAACGCCAACGAAGAAGAAATAATCATGCCGCTCGTCAAATCGACAGGTAAAGCCGCGTTTCGTAAGAACATCAAGGCGGAAGTAAATGCTGGCAAGCCTGTCAAGCAAGCTGTAGCTATTGCCTACAGCGTTAAGCGGGAAGCCGCCAAGAAGGGCAAGAAATAGCACATGGCCGACCCTACAGGCATCAACACAGCAGGCAAAGTCGCCAACGTAGGCTCTAACGCGCCAAAAACGACCGGCGACGACCATGACAAGATGGCAACCATGCGGTCGCGCCTGCAAATGGCGCAGGCTGCGTACTCTGACAGCCGTGAAGACGAACTGGACGACCTGCGGTTTATGGCCGGCAGCCCTGACAACCAGTGGCAGTGGCCTGCTGACGTGCTGGCGACCCGCGGAAGCGTCCAAGGGCAGACAATTAACGCACGTCCCTGCCTGACAATTAACAAATTGCCGCAGCACGTCCGTCAAGTCACCAACGAACAGCGTCAAAACCGCCCTAGCGGTAAGGTCATCCCTGCTGATGACAACGCTGACGTGCAGGTAGCAGAGATTTTCAACGGTGTGGTGCGCCACATCGAGTATATGTCAGACGCTGACGTTGCCTATGACACCGCCTGCGACAACCAAGTCACCTACGGCGAAGGCTATATCCGCCTGCTGACTGAGTATTGCAACGAAGAAAGTTTCGACCAAGACATCAAGATTGGCCGTGTCCGCAACGCGTTCAGCGTCTACATGGACCCAACGATCCAAGACCCATGCGGCGCAGACGCTGAATGGTGCTTTGTCACCGAAGACATTCTGATTTCCGACTATGAGCGTATGTTCCCCGACGCATCACCTGTCTCGACCATCATGTCGCAGGGCGTTGGCAACGAAAGCATGGCGCAGTGGCTGGCTGAAGACACCATCCGCATCGCGGAATACTTTTACAAGTCGTATGAAAAAGCTACGCTGAACCTGTATCCAGACAATCAGACAGCTTTTAAAGGCACGCCGCAAGACGCCAATTTGCAGATGATGTTTGGTAAGCCTATTCGCTCACGCGAAGTAGACCGCCAGAAGGTCATGTGGATGAAGACCAACGGGTTCGACATCCTCGACGAGCGTGAATGGCCCGGCAAGTGGATACCTGTCGTGCGCGTCGTCGGTAACGAATGGGAAGTCGAAGGCAAGCTGTACATCTCTGGTCTTGTGCGTAACGCCAAGGACGCCCAGCGTATGTACAACTACTGGACCAGCCAAGAAGCAGAAATGCTGGCGCTGGCGCCAAAAGCACCGTTTATCGGTTACGGCGGCCAGTTCGAGGGCTACGAAATGCAGTGGAAGACTGCCAATACGACCAACTGGCCGTATCTGGAAGTCAACCCAGACGTCACAGACGGCGCTGGAGCTGTTTTGCCGCTGCCCCAGCGTGCAGCACCCCCGCTACCCCAAACAGGTCTGATACAGGCTAAAATGGGCGCTGGTGAGGATATTAAGGCCACCACAGGCCAGTATGACGCCTCGCTGGGTCAACAGGGCAACGAACGGTCGGCTAAGGCCATCGTAGCGCGTGAAAAGCAGGGCGATGTCGGTACGTACCACTACGTAGACAACCTTGCGCGTGCCATCCGGCACATCACACGCCAGATCGTAGACCTGATACCGAAGATTTACGACACGCAGCGCATCGCACGCATCATCGGCGTTGACGGTGACGTTGACATGGTCAAGTTCAACCCGACGCAGAAAGAGCCTGTAAAGGAAATCCGCGACGAAATGGGCGCGCTGATCGAAAAGGTCTACAACCCCGGCGTTGGTACATACGACGTCATGGTCACAACTGGCCCCGGCTATATGACGAAGCGTCAAGAAGCCCTCGACGCCATGAGCCAGATTTTGCAATCCAACCCGGCACTTTGGTCGGTTGCTGGCGATTTGTTCATCAAGAACATGGATTGGCCCGGCGCGCAGGAAATGGCAGCCCGCTTCAAGAAAATCCTCGATCCAAAGGTATTGTCGGAAGGCGATCAGTCGCCTGAGATGATGGCCGCACAGCAGCAGATGGAAGCCATGACGCAAGAACTGAACCGGATGACAGACATCATCCAGAATGTTCAGGACAGTGTCGCGCAGCGCGAAGTGGACATCAAGGAGTACAAGGCGCAGGTAGACGCCTACGACGCCGAAACGAAGCGCATTTCGGCTGTCCAGAACAGTATGTCACCTGAGCAAATCCAAGACATCGTCATGGGCACAATCGCAGCGGCGATGGACACAGGCGACCTGATTGGCGGCGCACCTGAGATGCGTGAGCAGCCTCAGATGGACGAAGAGATGATGCAGCCCCAGCAGCCACCAATGCCTGAGATGGGCATGGAAGAGGCGCCAGAGATGCAGCAAATGCCAGAAATGGGTATGGAAGAAGCAATGGCACCGCCAGAAGAACCCGGCCAATCGCCTGAAGGAATGATGTAATGAGTTGCGCTGATTTTGTAGGAACACTGTTTTTGGCGCGTGATGTGGCTCACTCGACGCACCTGAACACACGCAGCTACGCAAAGCATAAGGCGTTGCGGAAGTTTTACAGCGAAATCATCGACTTGGCGGACAAATACGCGGAAGCCTATCAGGGCAAATATGGCCTAATTGGCCCTATTTCGCTCATGTCGGCTAAGAAAACCAACAACATTGTCGAGTTTCTTGAAGGTCAAGTAGACGAACTGATGGAAATGCGGTATAAAGTCGTCGATAAGGATTGCACCCCAATCCAAAACATTATCGACGAGATTTTTGGCCTGTATTACAGCACGCTGTATAAACTGAAATTTCTCGCATAAGGACGCGTTATGGAACTTTTAAACCCACTAAGCAAAGCTGACTACCCTGCGTACAGCGTAGCCTACACTGGCACCGCTGGTAACACGTCCGCATGGGCGCCCGGCGCGCAAGGCGTAGTCGTTTGGTCTGACCAAGCCTGCTACGTCGAAGTCGGCGTCGGCGCTGTTGCTACGACGGCCAGCACGCCGATCCCGCCGTTCACGCCGATCCCTTTCGTGTTGCCAACCAACACCACTGGTGCGCCTTGGCGCGTGAGCGCGATCCAAGTGTCAACAGGCGGCACCGTTTACGCTAAGCCGATTAACCGGAACTGATAGATGGGCTTTGGCGGCGCTCTTCGTAATGGTATCGCTTTAGGCTTAGGAAGCATTATTAGCTTTCTGTCTGGCTACGCTGACGCGACCGTGCAAGGCAACTTGTTAACTGAAATTGGAGACAACCTCGTCCAAGAAGACGGCGGGTTGTTGCTGCTGGAGTAGATAAATGGCCGACAAGAAAATCTCGCAACTTACCGCGGTCACAACTCCGCTGGCGCTTACGGAAGAATTGCCGGCGGTGCAGAGCGCCACGACCAAAAAAGTTACCGTACAACAGATGCTTACCGGCGTAATTGTGACAGAAGCCACAACCGCACGGACGCTGTCGGCAACGGACAACGGCAAAATTATTTACTGCACTAGCGGCTCGGCAACGACAATCACTTGCGCGGCAGGACTTGGCGCCGGCTTTAACGTCACAATTATTCAAGGCGGCGCAGGTAAAGTCACTGTTGCGGCTGGTGGGCAGACACTCGTGTCATATTCGTCGCTGTTCAGCACGATGGGCCAATATGCGGTTATTTCTCTTATCTGCCCGGTCGCTAACACATTTGTGGCTGCCGGCAATTTAGGTGTGTAATAAATGTCAGTAACTCCTTCCCCCATTGGCGGGTTCGCGGCTCAGTTTTTTGACAACAACGGTGTTATCTTGTCAGGCGGCAAGATTTACACCTATGCAGCCGGCACGACCACACCGCAGACGTCTTACACCAGCGCGACTGGCGTTACGCCACACGCCAACCCTATCATATTGGACAGCGCAGGACGCGTACCGGGCGGCGAGATTTGGCTGACTGACGGTCTGGTGTACAAGTTTGTCATTGAGACTGCCGCAAGCATCCTGATTGGCACTTACGACAACATTACAGGCGTCAACTCCAACTTCGTCAACTACACGGTGCAGGAAGAAGTCATCACGGCCACCGCCGGCCAGACTGTGTTTAACCTATCGACGATCAACTACACGCCCGGTACAAATTCGCTGTCGGTATACATCGACGGTGTGAACCAATATGTTGGTGACAGCTATCTGGAAACGGACAGCGACACCGTGACGTTTACGTCTGGCGTACACGTCGGCGGCGAAGTCAAGTTTACAACCGCAGTTCAGACAACTACCGGCGCTGTAGACGCGTCAATTGTTAGTTATGAGCCACCGTTTACTGGCAGCGTTGCTACAAACGTAGAGGCCAAACTGGCCCAATATGTTTCGGTCAAGGACTTCGGTGCTGTTGGCGATGGCGTAACGGATGACTCTGCGGCGTTTCTTGCGGCTATGACGGCTGCGCCAAATATATATGTGCCAGAAGGCACTTATTGTGTGGATGCTGGCAACAGTTCCGGCTGTCTTATTACGAGCGGAACTGGCTATAATGTCTATGGCGACGGTGAAAAAAGTATCATCAAGCGGTTCTCATATAACCCCGCAAGTAGCTGCATTAACTTTGACAGCGGATCATCTTCAGCGTTTATTAACGACGTAAAGTTTAGCAACCTCAAGTTCCTCGGTGATGTTGCTACACTTGGTCACAACGAAACCTATGGGCACTTGCTACGCATGAACGGTGTGCGTCGTGTTGTTATCGAAAAATGCTTTTTTGAAGGGCCTCGCTCTGATGCAATTTTGATTGGTTCCGGCGCAGGCGGTGGGACAGAGCGGCACAATTTTGATGTTGTGATCCGCGACTGCGTATTCGATGGCGTTCTTTACGGCGCAACTGGTGGCCGCAATGCGATCAGCTTCATCGACGTTGACCGCGCCACCATCGAAGGTAACGTGTTCCGCAACTGGTCGCGTAACGATATGCCCGGTTGCATTTGTTTGGAGCCAGATGACGCGTTTGGTATTATCAAAAACGTCACCATCAGCGGCAACAAGTTCAGCAACTGCGGCGGAAATCGCGGTCACATTGCCATCTCTGTTGACAATATCGCCAACGCAAATTGGGCAAACATCATTGTTATTGGAAACACATTTGCCACCAACAATGCTGTCAGTCTGTATTGCAGTAACACGCTAGGCACTGTCCCTAACGCAGTCATCATAGCGGACAACACCATCACAGACTGTGAACATATTTTGTTCCACCCTTTCGGTTCTGTTTATGGGTTGTCCATTGTGGACAACTCTACGTTTGCATCTACATCAGGTTACGGTCGTATTTTGATCGGGGACAACACTACATCTGGCAGAACATCCAAAGAAATTGACATTGTCGGCAATATGTTGGTCTCCAACGTGTCGGTTCCTGTGGTGGTAAGCAACAACATTACAACGCTTAATTTCCGCAACAATACTCTACGCGGGGCTACTCAGTCCCATATGTCACTTGGCTTGGTGGGCAACACTATCCAAGAAATATCCATCGTAGGAAATCAGTTTTTAGGTTCTATCACGAATGAGATTGTTGTGGTCGCAGGCACACAGGTTGTTGCGACTAACATATGGGACAACAACTACCACCCCAACACTGAAACACATAATTTTCGCGCGCTCCAAAACAACTTCGCAGGGTCTACTTTCAACCTTAAAACTATTTCTGACGCGGCTAATACGTACCCTTACGGCGTTTCTCAGGCGCGGTATCAAAACGTGGCTATCGTAACCGCAAATGATAACGGTATGGTCGAAACGCGCCGACCATCTAGCAATACCGAAACAGCTACAATCCAGTTCTTTTATCCTGACTATAGCGCAACTGATCTAGATGACATTTATTTCCGTAAAGCCATTGACGCTACCACATGGGCGGCTTGGTTCCGTGTGACGGGGGTATAAATGATTACTCCTGCCTATAGCCCTACTGCTACTGAGCGTGTCCTCCCGCGCATGGCGTTGGATTTTACAACTGGTGTTCTTGACCCCCGTGTTACATTTACACGCGCATCGACAGGGACATTTGTTGGTAGCAACGGCTCTATTCAGACGGCTGCGATTAACGGCCCACGTTTTGACTACAATCCTACCACGCTTGCGCCTAAAGGCTTACTGATTGAGGAGCAACGGACTAACGCACTAAGCGGCGTAGACTCCGTAAACCCAACCGGCATAACTGGGTGGACAACTTTCGGAGACGCGGCTGGTTCTCTCAGCGTTGTTTCGGATGACGCCGCTCTCGCAGCAGCCGGATTGAGCGGCCTTTGCAGCACGGGTAAAGTGTTCAAGCTCGACAACAGCGCCGGAACAACTCCTTTCTATGCGCGAGTAAATAACTCAATCACTTTAGGCGCAAACACATGGGCTTTCTCCACATACGCACGCGGATCAGGATCGTTTTCTTTTGACGTAAACGCAGGAACTTGGACACCGGGCGGAACTTCACCTGCGGTAACGTCGGTATATCAACGTCTTGTCTCTATCGGCGCGTCAAGCGTCTCGTCGAACCAATACCGCGTCAGCGTAACTGGCGGCAGCGTTGTGTATTTTATATTGATGCAGGCGGAGCAAGGCGCTTTTCCTACTTCCGTTATACCTAACACTGGCACATCTATAACACGCAATCCTGACGCTGTGAGTATGACTGGGACGAACTTCAGCAGTTGGTTTAATGCCAGTGAAGGGACGTTTGTGTGCGCTACAACCGGCGGTAACCCAAGCACAGGTCAATGGGCCGTTCCATTTGACGCAGTAGGCCCCGGGAATGAACTTTATGTGCGGCAAACATCGGCCACAGCCGTGTCATCAGTCATAAATGGAACAGGCTCATCGTCCGTTACCATATCGTCTGGGGCAGCCTACACAAGCGCAATAGCTTACAAACTTAATAACTGCGCCTTTGCAGTAAGCGCCAGCGCAGTATCCGCGACTTCTGCCGTCCCCACTACGCCAACAAGCCTTATACTTGGTAGTTTGAACGGTACGTTTTTCTTAAATAAGCATATATCAAAATTGTCTTTCTATCCGCAGCGGCTAACAAATGCCGAAGTGCAAGCATTTTCAAAATAGGATCGCGACATGAGCCTTACTAAAGCAACATACTCAATGATCGAAGGCGCTGCCGCCAACATTTTGGACTTCGGCGCAGACCCGACAGGTGTTGCTGACAGTACGGCAGCTATTCAAGCGGCGCAGCAGGCGTCAAAATATGTGTATTGCCCTCCCGGTGACTACTCTATTGCTGGCCTTCGCATATACGATCAGGTCAATCTGTTCGGCGGCGGCTACGAAAACACACGGTTTTTGCAGCGCGATCCAAACCAGCCTGCAATTAACTGCTTGTCGGACGCAACTGTCGGACAACTGTTGTCGTTGCGTCTAGAGAATTTCGGTGTCGTAGGCCATGCGTCTGCAACTGTTGCGGCTGTCAAGATTGAAGCCCTTGGCATCTTTGCAATTTACCGTTCGCATTTCGACATGATTATTTCGCAATCATACCAAGCGTTGAATATGCAGGCCTATACTGCAAGCAACGTGTTTTATTGCACTTTCCGCATGGACATCGTGGGAACGCAGACCACCTCTGTCGTATTGAATGGTGGCGTCTACAATATATACGACTTCTTTATTGTTACGTCGGCCACTGGGCGCGTCATAGAACATGGCGGGTTTAACAACACATTTACAAGGTTGATTACAGACGGGCAAATTGTCTGCACTGGGCAGAATATCACCTACTTAAACCTGTCACTTGAAGAATTACCAGTCACGCCTCCGACGCCTTACGGGATTGTGCTTCAAGGGTTTAACCAAGTTCTTATTACCCCGACGGTAATTTTGAACCCCACAAACTCAACCAAAATTACATATTGCCTCCAGCCATTTGAAAACAGTTTGATTATTAACCCCCGTTTTCTTGTGACCGGCACGCTGCACCCGTTTGCAGCCGCCAATAATAATTGGTCGCTACAAGGGCCAGGGCAAAATGGTTGCGTCAATAAAATGGAAGCGATCTATACCGGAACCGACGCCGATAAAGATTTACGGCGCGTTGATGTCATAGGCAACGTAAGCAGCTTTATGACTGCTTCTTCTGGCACATATGGCGGAAAAGCGGTTCAATATTTAGCGCCTACCGGCGGAACAAGCATAAACTATCGTGTTTTAAATTCCACGGATGCGATGATCTTTGCGCCTACGGGAACAATGACGCTCATCAACGTCACGCTTGGGTATGTAGGAAATGTATACCGCCAAGGCCAGACACTGTCGATTTACACCAAAGAGGCTATCACATCAATAACATGGTCTGCGGCGTCAGACGTATCATTGTTCCCTGCGTCAATGACAGCGGGTCAAATTATTCGATTTGTATATGAAGAATCGACTGACAAATGGTGGCCGATCTAAAGGATTGTATATGAACATCTCAGAAGAACTGTACGACGAAGCCTTGATGGTTGTATCGTGGATAAAAAAAGAAAAACCCCAAACCATGTCTGAAGCCGATTGGCAGCGGATTGTTAAGCGCAATCAGGCGCATATATCCACCCTTTTAGCTGCTTACGAGTTTGATGGGTACGACAAAAAACCTTTGCTCGGCGCGTTAAATATTTGACCGCGCGCGCAAAGAGTAAAGGACAAAGACCATGTTAAAAACAGCACCAAACTACAGGCTTTGATAGTATGAAAGATTTATACCTAAAAACCCCTGCTGAAGCTGACATGAAAGCTGCGTTGATTGCGGCTGGCATTGTCACTGAGCAGACCATTGCTACCGAAGTCGGTGCGACTGAGGACGGCGACGCAATCCTGCAAGATGTGATGGCTCTTGTTCCAACAGAAGGCTTCTACGTCGATCAGATTGGCCCGTTCTCGAAGGTCATCGGTTACGACGAAGCAGGCGAACCCATTTTGGAAAATTATCCCGATTGGCACACCAACCTTCGCGGCAGCTTTAATGAGGAACAGTTGGCATTGCTAACACCCTTGAGCGTTGAACCTACAGTGCCTTACCGCGTGTGGGCTTAACTAACATGATTGCTATGCTGCATCAAATGATGTAGTCTAGCCACCAACCGTACTGATGCGGCTCATCAGGAACTCTTTAAGGGTTAAACATGGACGATAATGTTCCTATTGAAGCGGATGCCTCCGCGCCAGAACTCGAAGCCACGGCAGCAATCGAGCCTGTAGAAAACA